AGCAAACATTTGATTTTTTAAAAACTTATTATGGATATGAAGAGCCAGATGATATTAATCAAGCAAATTGTTTTAATCCAAAATATTTTTGCAGAGTAGTAGAAGAAGAACTTATAACTGGATTTTTAACAAATACAAATCAATTTGTTCCTATTAAAGATCCCATACCAATATCTACTGTACCAGATACAATAAAAACGATAACAAATAATGATATGTTAGTTGCAGATATAAATACACTAACAAATAATAGTGTAGATACAAAGCGCGTTGATTTTATCAAAAGAATTCAGTTAGAAACAAACTTCTATAATGTATTCCGAAATACCATTCGTATTTTATTTAATAATTATTCAAATAGTGATAAAAGAAAACAAATACAAGAAGAGTGTAATAAAAAATATACCCTCTATAAAACACAATTAGACCGAGTTATTGCATTGTTACACAAATTAGTAGGCGACACAATTGTATTTGCATCTAAAGAAAAAGGATATGACTATAAAGAAATTGATGAAAATAATATTCATACATGCATATCTTTTACCAAAGACAAATGTCTGGAAAAAGATACTAGTTCTTCTATATGTAGAATAACAGGCGACAAATGCACCTTAGTGTTACCAAAAGAGAATTTAATAAATAACACAGACAATGAAACATTCTATTTTGGACGAATGGCAGACGAGCTTATTCGCTATAATAGAATAAAATCTTTTATATTTAAGCCGCAAGCCTATTTATCATTTGGTCAAGTAAAATATAATTTACGTGATAACGAAATGATTATATTACAAGACTTGATTACCCAAGAATTTTTCGAAAATCTATTCCCAGCAGAAATTAATCGATTTGCCAAGTACAACACATATGATACAGCTGAACCAATTATTAGTCAAACCTATACAAAAGATGTTATGCTCAATGATATACTTAATCCATATCATGAACGTGATTGCACAAAATCGGAGCCACAAGTAATTAAATCGATATATTGGAAAAAGTGTTTCCCTACTGGTTATAAAGAAGTTGATTATAGTGGTTCCCGCTATTGTCCTCTATACTTAATTATTGATTTAGTAAGTGAATTTAAAAAGAAGCAACTAACAGTGGAAGAAATAAAAGATGACTTAATAGAAGAGTATAGTTTATTAACAGATGATTTTACAAATGAAGACAGAATTGATAAAATAATAAGTATTTTAAAAGAAGAGGGTCAACAAGATGTAAATGAAATACAGAATGGTACAATCACATTCGAACAACTTATAATTCAAGATGGATTTTTGGCAGTGAATTTTGATTTGTGGTTGTTGTTAGTAAAGTATGAAATACCATCGATATTTATCTCTAGTAAAAATATTCCTGAAACTCGTTATAATTTCAAGGAATTTATTTGTTATAAAAATGACCAAACCACATCATATACTTTTATTGTAACACCAGCAATGTATAAGAGGTCTGCAAATGATATTCCTATTTACCGTTTAATTGTTAATAGAGATGGCAAGTATAATATTAATATGTCTGACTTAGTTCAGTCTGAATGTGTAACAAATATAGAAAATGCAATGGATAATTATATATCTATAGAGGATTATTTAGATATTTATTTTGAAAGAGATGTTACAACAAAATACAAACCAAAACAAAGAGGTATACGAAATATTGAGTTTGAAATTATAGAAGATTTGATGCCAGAAGAAAAAGAAAAAGACCTAGAACCAATACCAGAAAATGCAGAAGTCATTGAGATTGCTCCCAAACCAAAAGAAAAGGCCAAGCCAAAACCAAGATCTAGAGCAAAAAAATTACCAGATACAATGATTTTAGAAGAGGAACCTGTTGCAGAAGAAGTGGCTGTAGAAGCCGCTCCAATTAATATACATGAAATAATTAATGCACCTGCAAATGAATATGAAATTACTCCTATTAGAAAGAGAAAAACGAAAAAACAACGAGAAAATAAAGTAAAAGTAAATCCACACGGAAAAAAATCTACACGACGTAAACTGCCAGAAAATATTGAAATAGTTGAAGAGAATGTTGAACTTTAACTGATTGATAAATTGTCATCTAGTTCGTCACCATCCTCTTCCTCTTCTTCATAATATCTGTCTACTAATGACAGGTTCAATGGTTGAACTCCATCATTATCTTCATCATCGTCTTCATCGTCTTCATTATCTTCATCATCGTCTTCATCGTCTTCATTATCTTCATAATCATCTTCTGAACTACTACTACCTTCTGAAAAAAAATGAATAGTTTGTGAAACACCAACAACGAATAAATCATTATTAATGTTGACAGAAATTTTATCAAAACTAATATGATTTGTGTTAAATTTATACTCTTTTTTGATTATTCTATTTTTTGAATTCGTTGTTAGTTTGATATATTTTCTGCCAAATATTTTATTAAATTCATAAAATTTTTTAAATTTTTGATGCAATATTTGTTTGTAATTATAAATTTTACTGGTCCCTTGAATATCGTAATTAACAATATAATAATAAAATAAAAATGGTCTAAAAATATTTACTAGAATATCCTTTGGAAACTCTTTATCTATAGGTAATAATTTAGTAAATGTGTTTTGTTTTAACATTGTTAGTACAGCCGGATGTAATTCCTCATAAGGCGAATTAAAGACAAATTTCTTTATTGCATGTTCTCGTACATTTGCTTCATACTTTTCACTAAATACAGTCAAATTAAAATTTTCTAAAAAAAACAAATGAAATAATACAGACATTAATCGAGTAGATTTTTTCATAGTAAAATAAATATTATACAATGTAGCTATTGTAAATGGCTGCTTATTATATGGATTTACAGGCCAAAGAGGATCAGTAAAAAAACTAGGCGAATGTGTGATTGCGTTTTCAATAATAGAAATTAGATCATGTAATGAAAATAAATAATTCGATTTATTTTCAATTAATACAAATGTATTGCTATGTTTTATATCCAACGGGTTCATACTTAGATCATCTGTAACAATATATTGGTATTTTCTTAGTCTATATAAGTGTGCAAGTCTTGAAAAGGCATAATAATATTTTTGAGCTTTTGAAAACAATTCCATAATTTCTTCTTTAAGTTCATCTTTGTTAAATGAATTTTCAAGAATTCTATTTAAAGCCGTAAACTTGGCATTTGCATTGCATTTAAATAAACAATTCTCATTGTTGTTTTTTAAATTAAAGATACTATTAATTAAATAATGTGCATGATTTTGAATTGCATTTATTTTGCAAAAAGGCGTTGATATTAATACAAATGGTTCATTGGGATATCTTTTTACTTCAACATTTGTTATTGTTTGTAATATATTGAAAAAAGAATTCATAATTATATTAACATAGACATGTAATTTTTAATATAATTCTAACCTAATATCTTAATTATTTTACTTATTTATCGTTACACTTATTCGTTACACTTATTCGTTACGTTACAACTTATGCGAACGGATCATAATCATTATCTCCGCCTAACTCCTCAGCTTTTATGTTCGCAACATTTGTTTGCATTTCTAGATTTTGAGTACTGCATTTATCTGCCTCATTTTCTATTCCCTTAAATAAGCCGTCTTCTATAACCTGATCCGTATTTTGATATTCATACTTATATTTCTCCTCGAGGTTAATCATCTCATTTATATCCAGTACAACTTGGAAGGCAGCCGTACCAAATAATCCCTCTTGACCACACATAATATTGGCTGAAATTCCTCGCAATGTATCCAATTCTGCATGTCTTGCAGCTTTTAAAAACATTTCCGGTGTCTCTTCAAACGATGCCTTAGCAATAGGCCCAATATCGTCATTATTTATACCATGTCTGAAAATCGAAATTGGTTTCAAACTGAAACACATTCTATCGCATAATAATGCAGTATGATGCGCGTTTACATATGATCCATCAAACTCCAACACTTCTGCCAACTCATTATAAATACATTGTCTTGCAGCTTCCATACCCAAAACATCAAATATTTCAATAATATCATTACTAATAGTACGATTTGCATCAATGTAATCTAAACCTAGTACATCGAGCAAATTTGTACCAATCGTATCTAGAACCCATATATCCTCTTTTTTATATGCTCCACCCTTTTCTATCAAACTATCCTTAACCTTTCTAAGAATAACTTTATTAATATTTTTAATTCCACGCAATACAATTCCATTCAAAAGCTGATCTTGGAAATTCTTTAGAATATAAATTTGGTCTGATTGATCTAATGGATTTAGCTTTACCTTCTTATTTCCCTTACCCGAACTATTTTTCAATATGTTTTTCATACGAATTCTAAATACGAGTTTTTCAGAATTGTAATCTGAATATACACACGACACTTCGTCTTTGTATGTATTGTTTAGCGTAAAGTTTACATCATCCATCGTAATATTTTTCTCCAACATTACCTCTGGATCCATTTCCATGCGAATAATCCACTTGGACTTCTCCGATTCGTCTTCTCCTAACTCTTGTTCTAAACAATCATCAATCATATTTTCAAATTCACGATATTGTGCCATTGTTGACTTATCCTCTGAAATTAGTGTATTCAAATCATCCGGATCAAAACAAATTTCTACACTCTTTACAATTTCCTCTAGTTTGGTATGTTCCAACATATATTGAATAGTATTGGCCTTATCTTTATCCGTCTGATCTTCCGGTTTCAAATAAACAGTTAGTGATGGATTTTTAATCGAAGCAGACAATGACAATATTTCCTCAATTCTTGGCACACCACGCGTCACATTCGACTTGGATGCAACACCAGCAAAGTGAAATGTATTTAGTGTATTATGAACTATGACACCATAATCCGTCATAAATGTTTGAGTAGACGGAACAGTAAAATCATATACATACTCTGTTTGTTCTGGTGTCCATGTTTCGATTTTTACAATCTCATCCCAAACCACATTAGAATTTGCTGCTTGTTTAAGAATATTTATATATTGGCTGATTTGTTTACCATTCTCATGTTCTTCAAATACTTGAATATATTTTTGAAGAGTTCTACGACCAATCGTTTCTTTTTTTGCCCACCTTCCATAATTTCGACTTTGACCTGGTAATGCAATTACTTTTCCACATTTTGCAATTATTTCACCCAATCCTTCAATTTTATCAATTTCATCAGATAAATTATGAGCATTATCTCTATTAATATACTCGACTAGTTCTTGTAACTTATCTGCATGATTTACTGATCCAATACACTCCTGGTATATTTTACTATATTTTGCTGAGATGCTCAAATTATACATATTAGAACCTTTACTAGAGTTTTCTTTAATAGACCCAAATATATCAAAATAACCTAGCAATAATGCAATATCTTTAATTAATTGCTTTGATCTACTACAAACACGTATTTGATGATGCTTTTTATCATTTTGAAAATTACCATCACCATCAAAATAACCCTGAATTAGACCTGCCTTGAATTCATTTGGAGCCAAGAATGCAAAGTCTGGTACATGTTTTACAAATGACCCATTATTGCAGGTCTGTAACAGAAATTCAGCTAATATTTTACAATTAAATATAGTAGTAATACTGGGCCCATATTCAGATACTCTTTCAGTAATTCTGCATTGTTTATCAAATCTGGATGCAAATTGCCTTGTGTTTTCAATAAAATGGTTAGAAACATTGGTAATATTAATTGTTCCATTTACATCTTGACTATCTGTTTTCTTATTTAAATTGCCTTCGGCTAAATATGCACCTACAAACCATCCAAACAGACTATCCAATTTATATTCTTTATTACCAATTGTAATTGTATCATTTACAAATGTATTATCAATATGTTTGGCAACAGGGATACGCATCCCTTCCTTCATATCTGCTCCAACTATTGGTTCCACCGATTGATTTCTACGCACCAAATGTGAATGACTAGTTGTTGTCTCTACTATGCGTCCACTTCGAGTAGTAACTCTCATTAATTTACCATTAACTGGATGACGGCTTACGTGTGAGATTTTATTCCAATATGTTTGTTCCTTTTCATCTACACCAACAATATAATACTCATTATGCAAATTATCCAATAATGTTTCAACACTATCATGATGTCCAGTATTAAATGTGTATTGTGGGTTTTGTTCTATTAAATTATCACAAATTTCTCCTATTTGTCCTGATACCATAGAAATCTTATTTGTAATTTTATTCATTTTTACACATCTAATATGCTCACAAAACGGTAGAGACATCTGTGTGGTAGGTTCACCAATACTCTGAGCGGCAATCATACCGACCATTTCTCCAGGCGTTACAATTGCACGCTTGTAATCCAATATAATAGTCTCCAATAATAATTCGAGTGCTTTTTTATTAAAACGCTTATTCAATAACAAGTCTTTGGGAGACAAATAATAATAATACAAAACCTTAAACAATTTTGTAGGAGAAGCAAATACAATTTTCTCTAGCTTTTCAAATGCTTCTTCAATCAAGTTAAATGCCTCCAACATTGTAAGATCTACCAATGAATTTTTATTAATACCCTGTTGGCCAATTATATTTTGAATAATATAAGCAAATGCAACTGGAACATGTACTACTTTATCCGATTTATTGTTGAACACATTTTTAACAATTTCATTTCTATTGTCAACCATAAACTCAATATATTTCTTGCATTTTTCCGTAATTTCAGCTTCTTGTTTCTTTTGACGAGTATAAGCAGACTTAATAAACATTCCCGATAATGCCTTGGACTTGGTTTTGTCATCAATAATTGCAAAATGAGCGTAAATATCTTGAACGCTCATGTCCACAATAGGCAAATCTTGGTTTTCTACTTTTACTGTATCAATCCCGTCATCACCATAAGAGAATTGTACAACTTTGTTTTTATTAGTACGAATGGTCATATCATAATTTACCATCAAATCTTCTAAACCCTTAATCAAACGACGCTGAATATAACCTGTAGTACTAGTTTTGACTGCAGTATCAATCAAACCAATACGACCACCCATAGCATGAAAGAACAGCTCTTGAGGCGATAAGCCATTAATATAAGAACTCTCAACAAAACCGCGAGCAACTGCAGAATCATCATATTTTGTGTAATGAGGTAACGTTCTATGTTCAAAACCATATGGAATACGCTTTCCTTCCACATTCTGCTGTCCCAAACAAGCTGTCATTTGTTGAATATTAATTTCTGAGCCCTTTGATCCAGCATTAAACATAACAACAAAACGATTATCCTTGCTTAAATTTTTTAATGCTTCTCTGCCAGCATCATTTTGTGCTTTGCTCAAAATATTATTTACTTTCATTTCAAATTCCTCCTCGTTGGTCTTTCCGGAATTATTTTCAAATACACCAATTTGTACTTGATCAATGAGATTTTTAACATCCGTCTTTTTGTCCGTAATAATTGACACAATTTTTTCGTTTGTTTTTGTGTCAGTAATAAGATCACTGATGCCCACACTGAATGAGCTTTGTTTCATATACTCTGTCACAATATTTTGAACATCGTCGATAAATTGTGCGGATGCCATATTTCCAAAATCATTGCAGACACGATGAATTAAACCTTTCGTACCTGAACCAAGTATACCTTTATCCATTTGACCACGAATATAC